GTATAGACATTTGCCTATACATTTATCTCATTGGGGAAAGACCCCTAAAGGAGGCAAGAAAATGAAGTTAGTAGCAACAACAGAAACAGTAAAGATTCAATGGTTTGCAATTATGCACGATGGTTCAAAAATTCGTAACAACAAAGGTTTTATTCACAATGCTTGGGATGTTAAATGTTCTTGCGGTTGGGAATCAAAAACTGGTGGAGCAATCAAGGCTTGCGTTGCCAGAATTGCAGATCAACACAAATGGGATGCACACGATTATTCTTGGAAGGCAGGTAACTAATTATGAATCACAATGCAGAGATTTATTATTCTTCACACCGCGTTTTGGCAACTAATTACAAAACAATGCAAAACACAAAAACTATTGGCTGGAGAACACCTTGCTCTTGCGGATTAGTAATTGTAACAAATTCTAATAGCAAAAAAGCACACGAACTAAAAGTTCAAAAACACACAATGGAGGCAAGTAACTAGGTGCTTGATAATCTAGTATTTGTCTATACACTTATAGCATTGAGGAAACTCCTCAATAGAAAAGGAAGGCACCAAATGATAAAAACAGAAATAGATAGTTATGTAGTAATGGCACCAGGTGGTAGTTACCACGATTGGGCTAGTTTAAGTAATTTAGTTAAACCAAATCAATATGCCGTTATTAAATTTTCTCAGTTTAATAAATGGTATGGCGAAGCAAGATTTACAAAGTCAAATGCAAAAATTGCAATGACGCTACCAGCACCAGAGTTTGTTGCAGATACTCACGCAGAAGCGCAAGATATTGTTAGCAAGTTAAATAAAAACCTATAATAAAGAAAAAAATCCCTACCTCCGCCGACGGCTGGCGAGGTAGGGATTTTTTATTGGGCAAGCGCTAGCGCAATGCCCTGCTCTAAGGAAATCTTTGGTTCATAAATCATATTCATAAATCTCGGATTACCAACACGATACTCAACGCCAACTGGCGCATTTGGATTACTTTGTATTGGTGCTAAGTAACCAGCAGCGAGCATCATCATTTCTGCTAATTCAATAAAAGAGGTTGCCCTACCAGAGCAGATATTCATAACTTCAACGCCGTTAAGTACGGCTGCAAAAGTTGCTTCAACTACATCGTCAATATGTACAAAATCTCTTACTTGGTTACCAGTTCCCCAAACAGGAAAAGGATTTACTTTTTGCCTAGCCCTAGCAACAAAAGATGGGAATGGATATTCTAAAGATTGATCATTTCCATAACCTGAAAATGGGCGAAGGATTGTTACTTTTAAACCTTCATCTCTGGCGTACTGCGCAAGCATCTCGCCAGTTAATTTACTCCAGCCATAAGTTTGATCAGGAGTTCTAATGTGATCTAAATTTATATCTTGCTCACTTAGTTGCGCTTTAAATCTTGCTCGCTGAAGCATTATTGGATAAGCAGCAGAGGATGAGAAATAAACAATTCGACCAGGGCGAGTTCTAAGCGCCCATTGGAATAGATCAGAATCAATCGCCAGGTCGGTGGCAACTGCCAAAGGATTACCTTCAATGGTGGCACGGCCACCGACTATGGCGGCTAGATGAATTACTACATCAAAGTAAGTGTTATCAGTTGCAAAGAATTTGCGAGCATCAGTGCCTGATTTAATATCAAAGCCAACTACATCATTATTCTTTGTGTCCAGCGCTCGGTGAAAAGCCCTACCTACAAAACCTTCATCACCTGTAATCAGGATTTTCATTTAAGTTTAGCCAGCAGTGTTTGATATTGATCGCTAACAATATAATTATCATAGGCAACTTTATCGGCTGAATAAACCTCTGGTGCGTTCACCCTGGCGTAATTATCATCCATAGGCGCTTTGCCGTTGAAGGCGTGGCAGTGTTCAATTATTACCTCTGGCATATATTTAATGCTGTTTAAATCTTGGCCTAGTTTTAGCCAGAAATTATCTAGGTATAGATGGCGTAAATTATCAGGAACCATCCCGCCAAGATGTTTAACTATCTCAGCCGACATCGCTACCGCAGTTGGCAGCGCTGAGCCTTGAAATAAATCATTTCCATAAACAATATCTGAGCCTGAATAAAGTTCCTCAACAAATAACTTATCCCAGTTGGCAGTTCTTGGGCGGTGATCATCACCCATAAATGCAAAGTTATCAAACTCGCTAGTAAATTGGCGGGCTATGTAATTTAATGGGTAAGCCATCCCGCCAGTTTCATTATGAACCATAATTACAGATTCAACTGGTAGTTTGTGCGTATATTCTTTTCTGGTTTCATCGCTAAAATCTACAATATAAAATCTTTTAGCCGTTGTATTTGTATCTACAAAAGCCTGCTCTAGCGCAACGGCATTATCAGGCCGCCCGCGAGTAGGAATTAAAACTATTAAATCACTCTCCACCATTTGCCAACTCCCCCGCTATTGCAAAGTAAGCAGCGCCATCAATGTAATTATCAGCCTTATAGGTTTCCATTGATCTTGCCACTTTGATTAGTGCGCAAATCATAGCGCTTTGTTCAGGTGTTACTTCGCGCTCAAGATAAGCAGATAGAAACTTGCTAATACGATCAAAGTTAATAGCAGGCGTTCCATAATCATTTTGCCTGTTGGTGTAGGTGAGTGCTTTAGCCTCATCTAAAATTTTCCCCCGATCCATATGTTACTTTGAACCTATGCCGTATTCGCGCTCTGTTTTATCGGCCCATTTAGCGGCAGGTGCGGCTAACGCTCCAATTAGAATTGCCTGTTCTGGAGCAAGGTCAGCAGCCAGTGCTAATCCCATTGTTATTGCTGATGCAATTACTGCTCTTAGGTAAGACTTAAAAGCAGCCTTACTCTTTGGGTCTTTTAACTTAGCGATTAACTTATCCATTTTTATCCTTTAAGGGCGAACTACACCCATTATCAGGGAGTAGGAGCGTTTTCTTAAAAACACACCATCTCCATTTGATTGGCTTCCTACATTACCACTTGAGGTATTACCCTCAATAACTTGAAGGTATTTTAACGCAGTGTTGTTAAATTTAACGATTCCGACATGATCAGGCTGCGCATCAGCATCAAATTGGAAAAATACAATATCCCCAGCCTGGGCTTGACCTATTGGAATTACTTTATTTTTCTTACTAAACCATTTAAGGCCAGCATCGCAAGAGGCAAATCCTTTTTTACTCTGGGCGGTGATAGTAGATATTAAACCAGCCTCATTAAAGCACCAGGAAACAAAGGTAGCGCACCAAGGTTGATTGTTTGCACCATACCATTTACCAAAGATTGTTTCATTATTAGAACCTTCTTTGTAGCCAATTTGGGCTTTGGCTATTTCAACTACTTTACTCATAACACCCCTATTGTTTTTTAACTAATAATCTGTAAATTTCATCTATCCTGGCTTCTAGCCGATCAACTTGGCAGGTTATACTATCAATGCGATCACGCACCGAGTTTCCACCATTGGGCTTAAGTTCTGAAAGATAACTCTTAACTAAGAACCTCACACCTGTTACCAAAAATCCAATCAGCGTTCCAACCGCAACGCAGATCGCGGCCCATTCGTTAGCGGTCATTTAGTAATTACCAACACACTCATTGTTGCAGTACCTGTTGAAGTAATGCCGTATATTGCGTTTTCGTGATTAGCAAAAACTGCTTTATCGCCATTATCCATTCTGTATCCAGTTGATGAGGTTACATTACTATCACCTAAATAAATTATGCCTGATGATGAATGAAAATGAACTTCCTCGGCCTGGGCATCTCCTGCTACTAATAAAGTTGGGCTAGTGGTAACGCTTGTTTGGCTTGAACTAATTGGCATTGCTCTCCTTCAAATCAGCCCCGAATCCTCAATAGCATCAATGGCTTCATCAATACTTTTTGTTACATCTGGCAAATCGTAAAGCAATTAAAATGCGGCAATCTCAGCGTCGGATAAGCAAGGTTTCATTATGAAAGTAGTACGGCGGCTTCCTCGGCGGTTATGCCAAGTTTGTCTAGCAAGGCAAGTTTAGCATTTGCCTTTGCTTCGTCATCAACTGCCCTTTGTGCGCCTAATTTTGCCAATTCTTGCGCTTGTTTAATTTCCTCATTTGTATAAGGGCGATAAGTAATTTCATCTGTTTCAACATTATGTATTACTTCCGTATATTCTTTCATTTTGTTTCCTTTCATCATGTTGTGCTTCCATAAAGTAAAAGACTTCCGCTTTGAAACGCGCCTGAACCAATTTGAATTGATATACTTGAAACAGCCGCGCCACCAAACATAGCCATACCAGTATAAGATTCAGCATTAGTTGCAGCACCAGCCTTACTTACATAAAAACAAGATTTAACCCCTGTATTTTGTGCATTTTCAATCATAAAATAACCTGACAAGGTTGTGCTTGTTGCGCTTCCGTTATAGGAAACTGTAATTCCAGAAGAATTGCCAGAATTAAATCCTGAACTACCACTTAAAATTGCTGTTCCATAAGTAGAAGGTGTGCTAATGGTAGTAAAAACTTGTTTGTAATCTAGTGCAGTAGATGAACCATTTATTTTTACATAATGATAATTGTTATTGGTATCACAACTTACATTATTAAAAACCATAATAATATTCTTGTAAGATGAAAGACTTGAAACTGTAACTGTTGAACCTGAGTTTGTATTTGTAGTAGAAATTAAAGAATAAGATTGTCCACCACCTGAAGGGGCAGCCCATTTCATGCCAGTTGCTTCGGCGCTATCTGCCGTAAGAACTGTGGCGTCTGCCCCAATTGTTAGTTTACTAAAAGTGTCTGCACCTGTACCAGCAATCAAATCACCTTTAGCGTCAATTGTAGTTGCCATTGAGTTAGTAATTGTTACTGTTCCTGAAGTACCACCACCGCTAATACCAACACCTGCGGTTACACCTTCAATATCACCTGATGAAGCAGGTGTAGCAAATTGGAAAAAGATAGCAGCGCTTGCGCTAGTGAAATATAACTTACCGCCCTGATTTTGGGCTAAAACTAATGAGCCTGATGTAGTAACTGTTGCAGTTCCAGCAGTAACTGTACAAACACCAGCGCCAAGATTTTGGATAAATACAACATCACCTGCTGCAAATAAACTGGTATTTACAGTTATTGTTGTTGAACCTGCTGCATTCATTGCAACAGTAGTACCCGCATCGGCTGCTACTAAAACATAACTGTTAGTTTTTGCCGTTGCTGACCCACCACCCATTGCCGTTTGTTGAAGGCTAGTCATCTGGGCTGCGGTAAGAACCTGCCCAGTGGTGAAGGTTTGTTTTGCCATTTTGCTCCTTAGTTAATAACTTAAGATACCAGAATCCAAGCGACCTTGAGAGGTTGTACTATCAAGGATGAATGCTTGAATTAGAGGTTCTGCGGTTAGTATTTTTGTAGTAAACATTGTTTGAGTTATATCTTGCTGGACACCTTGCACAAATAGTTCTTTGGTAATTGTAGAGCCACCTGGAACAGTTTTAGTTACATTTACCAAATCAAATATTTCAAGGTTTAATCCAGCCACAATTTTGGTAG